GTCTCTTATAACTAAATTCATATATCTAAAATCATCTGAAGCATCGGCTTGTACACAATTTACTGGTAAAGGAATTTTGTTATCGGTATCTTTGGATACTGTGTATTTTATGTGTGTGTTAAAATTGTGTCCTTCGGCTTGGACAGATAAAGAAGTTTCATCAAGAATATTTTTAGCGACAGAAACATCGACACTAACTGTTCCTTCTATGGTGTTGACAGGTGCCTCACCGATAGCTGATAACATTGTGTTGATTGCTTGTAATTCAGTTGTTGCTGTTATTTGTGTTGCCATGTTGTCCCTCAAAAAAAGGACGAGAAGACAAGTCTTCCCGCCCTCGTTGTAGTGTTAAATTAAAAGCTATTAAGCTTCTTTGATGCCTACAGCTGCTTCAGGTCTGAGAACCCCATGACCCATAGCATACTTAGCCACCATTAATGTGCCTTGTCTACGAATGTCATATTCCATTTCTGTAGCCAAGTCTAATAATTTAACTGTACCAACTGCAGAAGGGTGACATACTAGACCCTCGTAGTTAGTTAGGTTAACAGACTGAGGTGTTGAACCACCTTGGGTAGCTGAACCTGCATCAGCATCAGAAGTTCCTACGTCATCTTTTACAAAATGAGGCATAGGTCTTAATTCGATACCTGCGATACGAGCTACTTGTCCAGTTGCAATCGAACCTTGTCCACTAAAATCTACATTGATTGCATTAGTTGCGTTTGAAAGCTTGTAATACATTGTAGGGTCTAGGAAACAGATTCTACCTTCTTTAGGAACATAGTTGTTATCTAAAGCAGTTGCTGCATCAAATAATGCTGCAATGAATCCGTTTGCTGAAGTGGCATCAGTTGCGTTAGCAATGTCTGTGTTAGTTATTGTTGTTCCGCCTGGATATCCTGAATCGGATACGTTAGCTGCTGCTTGTGAAGCGAGACCAATAGTTTGTAAAATGTGTTTGTCTTTAATAAAAGCCAAAGCTCTACCAATTTCTGTAGAGTATGCACTTCTTACATCCCAATGATTTTTAGCTTCCTCCAGGTTTGATAGGAACGCACTTGAAACAAGAAGGTCATTAATTAAAATAACTTTCTCATTGTGGTTTATGTCACTACCTGTGATTTCCGCACCTGGTGTGTGATATGCTGCAGCGATTCTACCCATTACTGGGAAAGAGGCTGACTTACCGCTAGAAATAGTTCTAACCATATCCGCACCTTCTGTGACAGATGCTCTTTCGAAAGCTGTTAGGACTTCTCCTGCAAAAACTTTCAGAAACAGAGCGTCTTCGGACCCACTGGCATTGACTCTACCAATACTTGCTGGTGTTGCGTTTGCCATTGTTATTTCCTCCGTGAAAAAATTTTGATGTAAGCTGTCACATTTGTCTCGTTATTTCACAAGATTATCTGGCGCACCAGGTCAGGTTATTTCCGATGAAATGTTTTAGCTAGCTGCCAACTAATAAGTTAGCACAGCTATAAATTACTGTTGTCAATCTTACGTTGCACGGATTGTCTGTAAGCATCATCTGTTTGGTAACGAGAATCTTTCATGGCTTCAGTTACTTGTGCCCAAGATTCATAGCCTTGTTCAGCAGTTGATGCTGCTTTTCCTTGCACTAAGTTAGGAGTTGTGCCGACAGCATTTTCATACTGTGCTTTTAATCCCATAACAGCAAGGTTAATAGTTTCATTATTACCAGAGTTCATAGCATTGTTGTAAGCATCTTTTTGTGCTGCGTCTAAATTTGATGCTGCCCAATTAGTCATGCTTGTGTAAACTTCTTCACCACCGACTAGATTAAAAACAGCAGCTCTTTGCTGTGTTACCAAAGCTTGTTGCCCAGCAATAAAAGAATCAACATAGTTTCTTGCGATGCCAGCTTTTTCTAAAGCTTCATAATCAGAGTCTTTGAGTGTTCCATTTGCAGCATACTCATCTGATAATTTTTGCAAATCTAACCCTGCAGCTTCAGTTGCCTGTTCTGCTATTTCTAATTGGTTAGAGTTTTCATTAGGTGTTTCTGTGCTTTCCTGTGGTTCAGGTGCCTTAGCTCCTAATTTAGATTCTAACTCAGCATATGATTTGGCTAAATCTTCTACTGAATTAAATTTTTCTGGTAAACCTTCGGGTCTATCAGCAGGTGTTTCTTCAACTGGTTGTTCAGCTGTAGTCTCACCTTCTCTTATTTCTACTTGTGTAGCCATATATTATTATTCCTCCGCTGGCACTTCTCCAGCCTGTTTTGCCACTTCAGCAGCGACAGGAGCTACTGCTTTTTCAGCCATTCCCATCATCTGTTCTTGTTGTTGTGCCTGCATCATAGCTTCCTGCTCAGCTTGTAGTTGCTCGGCTGATTTTATCAAGCCTTCTGTGTCTATGCCGAGACCAGTTGCTAAACGTGTTATCAAATCTGAAGGATTCAGACTTGACATAAACTCAGGATTTACTCCTGCAAGTTGAACTATCTCTCCAATAAACTCTCTAAGTTTTTGTAAATCATTACCACGTCCAAGAGCTTCGATACCTGTAATTATTGTTGTTGTTAAAGTATCTTTTGGTAATTCAGGAACCTCTTTATTTTGACCCATCCTTTTCATTAGGATGTTAACTAAAGGCAACTGAAATTCTTGAGATAATAAAGAATAGACACCACCTAAACTGGCTTCTAACTGTTGTGCCATGTATCTAATTTCTTGTGCTGTAACACGTTCGGCATCTCTTTGCACGGCAGTGTGAAGAAGGAAAGCATATGACATTCTTTCTTCCAGCCTTTGAATAGAACGTTCAACAATCTGTAAATCATATTGTTTTTCAGATTGTAGTACAGACACATCGTCTCTGCTGCCAGTAATAATGTCACCATTTCTACTTTCAGCTAAATCTCTCTTACGAGTCACAGCATTAGGACGTACTAAAAATACAACTTTAGAACTTGCTGCCGCTGACTCTACTAAAGCCTGGCTTAAACCTTCTAAAGATTTTAAGTCTCCTAAAAATTCTTCTACATAACCACGGCCATAATCTTCAGTGTCTACACGTATCATTCGTAAACACAGGTATGGCAATTGGTCTTGAGGAAAAATTCCTACACTGCTTTCTATCTTTATACCATGCACTTCCTGGCAGATATAAAATTTTTTATTATCCAAACGATAAATATGTGTATAAATATCGCAAGGTTCATCATCTTTATAATCAGGCACTTTACCAAGAGCCTCTAATGTTGCTTCATCTAAACTAACAGAAGCTACAGTTTCTTTTATAACAACTTCTAATAAATTTCCCTCTCCATCACGTCTGCAAACATATTGTGATAAAGGGTAAACCCTCATGTTTCCTTTTTTTGGCAGGTAGCAAAGCACATTACCACCAATAATTAAATGTTTTAAAGCTTCAAACACAGAGACACGAATAGCTAACTCTTCTATTTTCTGAGTTACAGCTCTTTCTATGCTAGCCAATGATTCTTCTACTTGAGACATTAACTCTGGTGTTTCCATTACCTCAAGTTTACTTTTTCCAGTTAATCCTAATCGAAAAAACGGAGAGTTAGGAGGTAACAATAGTAGAAGTAATTTAGATGCTAAGTTGTTTACTCCTCTTGCACCTACAGATTGAAACGGGATGTACAGTTCAGAAGATTGTTCAAACCCACTAGGTGGAATTAGTGCTGGAATTGTTAATTCAGAAGCATCACGCGCTCTGTCTAAAAAATGTTGTCTATCGGTTCCAAGTTTGTCATAGCGTTGCTTGGCTGTTGACTTTAGTGCGGTTACTTCTGTTTCCATGGTGTGCCCTATCCTATATTAATTCCACTACCACTGCCGTAAGTAGGGATATTTAAACCAGTTTGGAGACTTTTTGTACCACGTCTCATGGCTCTTTTAGTTCTTTCCTGTGAGTCTAGCCTTTCTTCACCCACTTCTAACTCAGGTGTTTCAGTAGACTGAACAGGTACAGGTGCGGCTACTTGTACTTCTCTTTGTTTTGGCTGCTTTGGCGCTCCTACACACATAATTATTGTACTCCTGTTAAATTTTTGTCTAATCTTTCTTTCAACAAATTAATAAATCTTACAACATCACGTTGTCCTGCTTGAAAATATATCTCTTTTACATCGTCCGTTATTTCTGGACTACGCTCTGGATATAACTCATTAAGCAGCTCTATCAAATCATTGACATTAGCAGGTAAAACTATATCTTCATTATTTCTGTTCATTTTTCTTCTAAGAAGGGAACCTTAGTTTCCTTCAACCTCCGCTATAGCATTTCCAATTTCATATACAATCTGTGGAACAATAGAGTTACCAAGGGCTTTCACTCGCTTGGCTCTATTTTTGTCCAGTTCATAGGATACCCCATCAGGAATTCCACAAACTCTGGATTCAGTTTGCCACCAAGTTTCTTGTCCAACTTCTTGCCTCGTTCCCTCAGCCCATTCTCTATCATTACTTCCTCGTCTAAGCACTTGCCCCCTTTCTGATTCGGGCGACTGCCACCCCCCACTCGTGGTGTTGGATACATCTTCTTGTCCTGTGCTATTCGTTGACCTAGACTGTATCCTCTGCTTTTGCCTACTGATGGTGGAACTGTATTGACTGTGTCTTTCCAATCTCTTGCG